ACTCTTCTACGCCCTCGACCACCAATTTTTTAAATGGCGAGTTGAGGGTCATGCTCTTAACAATACCCTTAGTCACATTCTTAGCGCTAAGCTTAGCTCCCTGTTTAGCCGCGAGAAACATCACACCACCAGCGCCAGTAGTCGCGGTTAGTGCAGCACTCACCGCCATGTCCGCGAAGACAGGCCCAATAGTTTCAAAAACATCCTGACCAATACCAAACTCAACACCAAACAAGCGAGCCCGCTCTCGGCGTGCTGCATTCTCTCGGCTGGCCTCAATGAGACTTTCTCTCGCCCACTCATTACCAGCCATTGCTAATGGGGCGGTGACCATCGAAACAAAACCCTGCCCCCATGCTGCGCCAACACCACGAGCCCGTGCTTCTAGCTCGCTGTAGTTCTCTGGGTCCGATAGAAATTCTTCTAAGACTATGTGATCTTTTTTGCCGTTCGCACGACCCTCCTGTAAAGTACCTAACCATTCCTCAGCATTAGCTCCCTTGCTTAAGAGCTCGTTAGCAGAGTCAAAGTTCTGTGCGGACATTGCTTCGCGGTTAGTGCGGAGCTGCTCCTTGTCAGACTCAGTAAGATCTGTGTTTGCAGCTAGTGACTGCTCGAACTTCGCCACATTGGATACTAGAGAACGATGCATCTGGGCTGGACCATATCCATACTTCTTGATGTTTAGGCCCATTTTAGTTGGGTCGTCCTGTAGCTTAAACTTCCCACTACCCAGTAACGCATCCCCCGCACGTTGGGTTAGCACGGTCTGGAACTCATCAAGCTCCATGTCCATGTTAGCTAGGGTTGGATCTACGGCACTGACCGTGGTGTAGATGGCTAGGGTTTGATCATCGAGGAGTTTCTTGAGCCGTTCAGTGTTAGCGGCATCATCCTCACCCAGCGATTCATCGTAGGCGTTGTATAACCGAGTAAACTTGTCAAATTGCTGTGTAGCAGTACGTCTTTGGACGACGGAGGCTTCGCCCCTCGATCCACTGTTGATGGATCTAATATATTCTGTCGCCCCCTTGTTACCAGCCATGGCTGCTGGGGCCACCATGGTGGTCGCCGCTATTCTGGCAACATCCGCAGCGGTATTTGCTACCCTTGATGCTACCCTTGAACCAGACTCCAATGGAGCTGGTGCCACATTGTCGGCTTCAAGTATCCCATCAAAGATCGCTCCTATCTCCTGCTTACGCATAATGTCGGCTGTTGTGTGGCGGAAACCTTCGGGTGTTTCTAGTTGCTTTGAGATACTAGCTGCATCCTGCAATGTTACACCATAATCCTTGGAGGAAGCTATAATGTCTTTGACGGACATTCCCTCAGCCCCTTTGCCTACTTGAACATAAGAGGACCCATCATCTTTAAAAATACGAGTTGCTGCTACGCGGCCATCAAGGAGCGCATCTTTTGCGACGCGGTCATAGATACCACTATTAGCATACCCTTCCGCACGCTCTTTCCAAAATGCTAAATCATCCTTAATCTCTTGGTTCTTTGACGTCGTCTCAGGATCAATTGCCATGGAGTTGGCAAAGGCTTTCTGCTTGGCCTTGTAGGTGATGATGTCATCCCATACTTGGTTTGGGTCTGTGCCTTCAGGGAGTGCAGATAAATTATTAGCTGCAATGGCAGCGACAGAAGCGGAACTAGATTCTGAGATAAGCTTAATGCTAGACTCGACACTAAACTCGGGGGTTCCAAACAACTTCTTATTGTTAACTTCGTCACCATCTTCTTCATTAAGTAGCCCCTTCTGAAATGCGGAGTTGTAAACCAACTGACGTAGGTCCTGCTCAAAGCCTACAGTGGCTTGGTCTTTATCAACATACTCCTGACGGACGTAGTCGGCATAACCCTTTAAGTCTTGTAGCTCATCGCCGCTCGCATTCTCTACATTCCAGTCTGTGAAAGATTGGTGGGTAACTTGGGCTGGTTGCTCGTTTGGATCTTCGAGAGCCTCTGGGTTTGTGGCTTCGTTTAAGTGACCCCAAGGTGAAGGGGTTTGTGGTGCGAATGTGTTGACGTCAGACATAGCTGTTTCGTATATGTTGTTTGGATCGGTCTTCAATTAAAGACCAGTTTGGTTTTGTAAGTTGCTGTTACGCGGTGATTGTGATGTGTAGGGTGAACTATATCCACTTGCTTGGCCTTTGATAAATAAACCACGGTCAGCCTCGTAAGCTTTTCTCTTGGTATGGTAATTCTTCTCAACCTCTTCACGAAGTTCATCAGCAGATAGCTTCAGTGCTCTGATCTCAGCTGGTCTTTTGTTTCTTGTTTCTGCAACTGTACGCTCCAGCTGATTGCGGACCTTTGGATTGAGCTTGGTTATTTTCTCCACATAATCATTCGTCTCTTCCTCCATGAAGGCCGAGTCAATTAGATTGCGTTGTTCCTCAAGTTCTTTAGCTCGGCGTGAAAAATCTTCACCGACAAACTTTATGCGAGTTTTCTCAGACTCTTGATCTAGTTTTGTCTGAGCAAACGATCCAGCCTCGGCGATCCAAGTCTTATCCCGCTCATCTATCTCACCATCAGCGCCTACCCTCGATCTTACAGCGGCGACATTACCAGCCTCAATAGCTGCTCGGACTTTGGCCTCTTCTTTATCCTGTAAAGCTTTCGCCTTGGCAATACGAGCCTGCTCTGAACCCAGCTTACCAGCAGCCGCATTCCACACATTATTTGCAGCAGGACTATTAAACGCATTTGGGTTTTCTAACTTGTAGTCTGCTAATGCGGCGGCTCTATCTTCAGGGCTGCCCTCACTATTTGTGATGCCTAACAAAGTATTGGAAATTTCACCTAAGCGGGCTTCTGCCTCACGTTCCCTCTGTGCATCATCCCTACGTTGCTGCAAGGCTTCCAGATTCATCTGATATTGGAGGTCGGCATTCCGACCGCGGTCGATGGCATTATAAATATCGATGGTCTCCTTGATCTCCTTATTGGATGGGCCAAATGCCTTGTTCAAGTAAGAAGCCTCTGATCCTTTAAGACCAGAGGAGAAGAACCGATTCCTCATCGGCGTGATATCATTTTCTATTGAGAAGCTATTTGGCATATGCTGTTATCTTGTAGAGGTGCGATCCATACGTGTGTCCAAGAGTTTCCCTTCTTCGTATTCCCGAATGCGTTCTTGTGGGGTTCCTAGGTATTGAGAGCTATTGGGATCCAGTCGTGCATCCATGCCAGAACCAGTTTCTGACTTTATGAAGTTACTGGGCATCATTAATGCTGGGTGCCCCAGATCATAACTACTACCTCCAACAACGGCAGGGCCTCTACCTACACGGGGTTCACCCATATCAATACGGGGTCTGTTTCTGTTTCTGTTTCTGTTTCTGTTACGGAGAAACTCCTCATAAGCATCTTGTGCTGCACTACCCATACCACCTTTGGCCATGGCATACTGCTCAGCATCGACAAATGCTTGGGACTTAACCGTCGGGTGACCAGCAAGCTTCATCATCTCTGCTTGTGCAAACATTTGGTTGGCCTCCTTCTTGGCTCCAGCCCTACGTAACTTCCTCGCGGCTACACGTGCCATGTGGTAATCAGATGTAATCCTGCGTGGCTTATCACTGAGGCTACCCGTACGGAGAGAGGATTTCCACTCACCATCCTGAAGTTTTTGATATTTGCTTTTCCTACTCATTTACGATTTAAATTAAGTGTTCCTTCTACGGAGACCTCCTCTAGCACCAAACTGATTATCATCACGTCTTCCCAGCCTGTTCATAAAGTTATCCATTTCTTTACGCCCTATGCCGAGTGCTTTAGCCCTGCTTTGGTCTCCCTTATTGAATGTGTAGCTACCGCCTGATCTATTAAGTTGATTCTCGAGGTATGATCCAAATTCTTGGCGGCCTTTTAATCGTTCCTTGGGGTCTGTAATAACGGTGGGGGCATTACTCGCGGTGGCTCGCGCTGAGGATGATGCTTGGGGGCTCGCGGGTGGTGCCATGAACTCACGCGGAGTTAGGTCAAGACTTGTATCACCAAAACTCGTGCCAGTTATTTCACCCATTGGTTTAAGCACCGTATTCTCAGGGGCTGCTGCATCTGCTACCGCTGGCGCTGCGTCCTGTGGCTTAAGCTTAGCTAATTCTCCTAACGCTGCCTTACGATCTACATTGCGCTGTTTGAGGCGAGCTTCATATTGGTCTCCTGTCTCACCTTCCATAGCGCGTCCCATTGACCCACCGAACTTCTCATTAAAATCTTTCTGGGCAACTGAGTATGCATCAGCTCCATCTGTTATGGCTGGCGCGGCTGGCGCGGCTGGGCTGTCCTCACTTTCTCTACCAAGTCCAGTCTCTGCTCTGGCTCGCGCAATGTCAGCCATAACATTAGTTAGCTCTTCACTCATGGGCTGGTTGAGGGCAGCCTGATTCTCCTTTGACTGCATCCCTAGTTTCAATTTTAGCTCTTTATTAGTCGGTGCTTCGAACGAAGTCTCCGCAAATCGCTTAGCGGTTTCTTCGGCGGCAGTCTTTTGTCTAGACTTCTTTACAAACTCTGCCTTGTTACCAGCGGCGGCCCCGCCAACTTGGGGTCCTTTATAATCCTTTAATATTTCTTTGTCCTCGGCGTTACGCTTTGCAATAGCCACTTTTCGGGCAGCATCAGCCGCTTGACTGGAGGCAATCTTCTTATCATATTCTTCCTGCTCTTTTTTTGTTCTGGGTATAGCGGCCATATGGAACTTATAGGTTCAAGTTAAGTGTCAGTATATACATTGTGGTTCCAAACTCAAGGTTAAATTCATGGTAAATAGGCAGCATCATTCTGTAGTGCGGCTTTCAGCTGCTGCATGGATTTTGGTGGCCTGCGGTAGGATTGATTAGGGTCTACGATCTTTGGCTCCATGGCTATCAAACCATGCCTTTGCCGCGCACAGTCAAGAGCAAGAAACGCAGCATCCGCCAAGTCAGGGCTTTTCCCAATCCGCTGTTTGAACTCAGGCTTGGATTCGATCCTCACTTTTAAGGAGCCAGTCTTAACCAGCTCGTAGTTACGACCGACGATCTCCTGCGCCAGATCACTGTCCAGCCCAAAGAACTGGCGAGTTCTCATGAGCTCCTTGCCTACAAACCAGAGCTCAGAAACCCTGTTGGTATATAGCTCTATGCCAGTGAGTTGGCTATTTACTGAGACTCTCTTATCTGAAGGCTTGCCACCAAAGGTAACACGCAAGAACCGAGGAGACCACTCACCAGCCAGCACGTCACAGAATGAGGAGCCTGCACCAGTAGCATCCACCGCCAGATCATCTGGGGCTACGCCTTCCTTCTCACAGATCTTCTTGATCTGCTGGACTATCTGGTATGATCGTGGCACCGCCTTGTTGGTAGCATCATCATTAAGCTGGAAGCTCTTACCCAGCTCAAACACATACTGTCCTTTGTCATCTGTGCCGACGTAGCCTGTGTATAGAATCGTTCTATCACCACCATTGGTAAAGGCAGGGTCAAGCCCAGCTACCTTTACAGGTTGTGACCCCCAATTTACTTTGTGCATACATCCACTCTTGGTGATCTCATTCTCAGAGTAGATCCCAGCGTCTTCATCACTATCAAAGAACACGGCTCTCACCATTCGCATGTATCCACGGGACGCTGTGCCGAGCAGCTCACGCTTCTCAGCTATCTGATCAGCCCGCGGAAGGTATGGGTAGATGGTCTCACCAGCTAGGATGTTGGGGCTACGCTCACCGTCCAGCCTGATATACTTACCACCCCACTTGGTGCGCCAGCCATCATCGACGTTGGTATCTACTGAGTCCCATCCATCCTCTGGCTCAGACCACACACCAAAGGCATCAAACTTAGAACTAGGGTTGGACATGCCAATCATCCTGAACTCTGGGTTAGCTGAGAGGTTGGTCAGACCAGCGTGGACTACAGCCTCCGAGATCTCAGACAGCTCATCCCCGATGACAATCACTCGCTTGTTCTTAATACCAATGAACTTACCAACAGCCTCTCGAGTCCTGCTCTTCTCAGCTGCAATGAGCGACAGACCAGACTTCTCCAGCAGGGTGCCGTGCTCATTGACATAAGCGACGTTACCAATTGAATCCCGAATCCTGAAAGGCATATCATCTATCACTGCCAGTAACGTGATGATTGAACCCCAAATCCTTTTTCGTGCTTCACGCAACGTGGTTGAAGTAATCAGGACTAAGGTATCCTTTGGCTGGGACAAGCAGTTAACGATGGCATAAGCAGCCATGGTGTGAGACTTGGATGAGGATGCAGCACCGCCCACAGCGAGGAACTTATTCTCAAGGCAGCTGCGGATAATCATCTTAGCCCATGGGTTTTGCTGCATTAAGGGTTCAGGAATGTCGGGGCGGTTCCATAGGATGTCACAAATACGCCAGAAGTAATACTCCTTGGCTTTTGTAAGCTCATGGTTTGCGAAGCCAAAGAGCAGGGCGGTCAGCAAACTGGTTGGTGGGATAATTAGACCACCTACATCCATGTCCGTTGAGGATGGTTTAATGTGCGGCTCGTATTTGCTGTCTAATTTAATGTCCATTAAAGATTGAATACATTGTAAATACCAAGTATACTCCAACCCATGGCGAAGGACAACCCTGAAGACAATAAAAATAAAGGACCAGAACCGCTGCCTTTACACCATAAAAAAGTCAGTAACCCATTCGGACAGAATGGTAAGAAGCGCCGTCTGTTTACAAAAGCCATGGAGCTCTATGAGCAGCAGTATACTTTTGCTGCAATTGCTAAGGAGTGCGGAGTCCACGTATCGACTTTGCGTAGATGGTTCAGGGATGCAGGTGCACCACCTAAGAAGAGTAAGTGGGAAGAGAACCCAACTCCGTGGATTGATAAAGAAGCGCCTAAGCCAGAGTCCATCTTTGATGGCACGGAGGAGCATAAGACTAAGCACGCTGTAGACAAAGCTGCCGAGCACGCGCACCTAAAAGAGAAAGGCAGGATCGATGAGATAGCTTCTGCCCAAGCCAGTCCAGCAGAGCAATACCAGAGCTACATGGCGAGTCAAGCGGTCCGACTGATGCGAGATGGTATGGCTCAGATGAGACCACCAACCAACGTCCGCGAAGTGGAAGTGCTAGATAAGATAGCTCGCCGCCACTTTGGCTTAGACGAAAAGCAAAGCGGTGGCGCGACCAGCCTAAGCATAGACATAAACATTCTAAATGACGCAGCTGCGGCTTCAAGGAAGAGGCCCACCAAAGTTGTCGATGTAGACCCAAATCCAAAAGACAACAAAGACCAATGAAATTCTTCGCCTCACGCACGCATGAGCCCAACCCCTTCGTCATCAAAGGGAGCATCCGCTCTAACCTAGATTACTTTTACTCTGCTAAGCAGATCACGGGAGACTTTGTCAGGGTAATCCCCTCGACATGGAAAGAGATCTCATTCCTACAGAGTCTTGAGAAAGGCTATAACTTATTTGCTCCATGGCACGGCGACGGTGTTCTAGTCAAAGCAGACTTCCTCCCAGCTGTCAGTGATAGTAGGCGTCGATAATGGGGCTTGCTCTGGAGCAGCGGTTGCGATTAGCAGCTGGGATGGTGCGGTGCTAGGATACACGAGGTTGCCCAGCCACAAGGTGGGGAAAAAGACTGAGCTCGACATGATCGGTTTTCGTGATTGGGTGCTGGAATTCAAGCTACCACCCGTCAATATTATCATCGAGGAGCCTCTGCATCACGCGCCATCATCTCAGTCCATGCGATCCATGGCATTGTGCTATGGGCAAATCACTGGGTTGTGCACAGGCATGGCGTGGCCTTTGGAAGGGCTGTCTGTGAGGCAGTGGCAGAAAGATATGCTGGGCAAGTTTCCACGCGGGCAATCGAAGAAGTATGCGCTGGCAAAGGCCAAAGAGCTGTATCCCGATGAGCAATGGTTAGCAACCCCACGCTCCAAAAAACCACATGATGGGATTGTGGATGCTTACCTTATGGCAGCAAGAGAATATCAGATCCACTTTGCAGATTAAAAAATAATTGAGATTTTATTTGACGGTTTTTATATGGGCTGGTATGTGTTGATCACAATAAATCAGAAACCATGAAGCCAGTAAATGAAATCACTATTCCCGAAGCAAGAAGACGCGCATAAGTTTTTCACTATTACCCAGCGGGAGGGACGCAACACACTAGACACCAGCGATGCTGGAACTGGGAAAACTGTAGTTGCCGCTGCGTTAGCAAAATCATTAGGACACCCTGTTGCTGTCCTGTGCCCGAAGCAAGTCATACCATCGTGGGAGCGAGAGCTCAAGGAGATGGGTGTGGAGCCACTATTCGTAATTAACTACGAAAAGATCCGAGGTGGTCGAACCAAGTGGATGACCAAGAAGGGTAAGAATATCATGAAGTGGATTCTACCCATGGGCACACTAGTTCTGGTTGACGAGATCCATAAGTGCAAAGGTCCTTACACCCAGAACGCGCAAATGATCCTATCACTTGTTAACCAAGGATACCAGATCCATGGGATGTCAGCTACCGCAGCTGAGGACCCAACCGAGATGAGGGCTATTGGTTATATGCTAAATCTCCACAATCTTAATAAAGCCCAAGCACCACTTAGGTCGTGGTTCGGCTGGATGAAGCACTTTGGTTGCGAACAAGATTTCTGGAATCAGTGGAGATTAGTCAAAAAGAGCAAACTTAAAGAGCTCAGGACGGCCATGTATGGCATAAGCACTGACCGACTGTCCGTGCAGGATCTACCAGACGCCTTTAAAAAGAACCGTATCTTCGTTGAGCCAATCCAATTTAAGAATCTTGCCAAGATTAAGAAGGCTTACAAAGACTTAGGTCTCACACCTGAAATACTGGAGCAGTATATCGAGCACGGCACCGTCGAGAACAGTGAGCACGTGATCGTTAACATCATACGTGCACGCCAGTTAGCGGAGTCATTGAAAGTCCCAGACCTAGTGGAGATGGCAGAAGACCTGATGCTTGAGGGTTTGTCCGTTGTTATCTTCGTCAGCTTTAAGGAGACCGTGGAGGCTCTATGTGAGAAGCTTTGCTGTGACCGTATCGAGGGTGGGCAGAAGTCCGACCGCCAGCAGGTCATCGATGACTTCCGAGATGACAAGACCACATGCGTGGTTGTCAACACGGCAGCGGGTGGCACAGGCATCTCCCTGCATGATGTCAAGGGTGACCGACCACGTGTCAGCTTAATATCCCCACAGTTCTCCGCCAAGGATCATGTCCAAGTTCTAGGACGTATCCATCGCAATGGCATGAAGTCAGATGCACTTCAGAAGATTCTCGTCGCAAGTGGCAGCGTAGAGGAGGCAGTAATGTCTTCGATGCAACGTCGCCTCGACAACCTAGCAATAATGCAAAACCAAAACCAAAACCAATAAAACAAAACAACACCATGAGTGAAGAAAATAAAGACAACGAACTCGACGAAATCCTAAAAAACCAGTTTGTGCAAGAGCTGCTTAAATTCGTAAGTGACATCCGAACTGCCTTAGGTGATGAAAAGGGTGATCTCGAAAACTCCGAAATCGTACAACGCGCAAAGGACGCATACAAAGGATAATGTCAACGCAGCAGCCACACGCTGACCGAGGTCACGCAGAGTTCAGCCCATCTTCCCTGAAGTATGTGGCTGGGTGTGCTGCTTACCACGGCAAGGATGGTTCATCTCCAGCCGCTGAAATGGGTACTCGTATCCACGAGGCACTGGAAGTGCGCGATCCAGCAGCATTACACAACGAAGAGGAACTGGATCTATATAACCGCTGTGCGGATATGGAAGACGAGTTTCTCGCTGATGCGTTCCCACCAGATGACGAGCGCACTGAGTTCTACGAAGTGCAAGTTGACGTAGATCTGGGTGAAACCCAAACCTATGGCACCTGTGACCGACTGAGTATATCATCAGATGGTAAGTTTGGAGTCCTTGCGGATTACAAGACAGGTATCAGCACCATAGATAAACCCCATGAGAACATGCAAGCGATTGCATATACCATTGGGGTGTTTCAAAAGTTCCCTGATCTGGAGACCATTATGTTTGCGTTCTATGTTCCTCAACGAGGTTCATTACCATTACTCGGTTCTTTTGTAAGAACTGAACTACCTGACCTTATTGAGGTTCTCGGTAATGTCATTAAGGAAGGTGAACGTGTCCGTCCCATGTGGGGTGGTGGTCAATGCCCCCCAGCTGGGGAGTGTAACCCTACCCAGAATTGTAGGTTCTGTCGCCATGAAGATCGTTGCCCCGCTTTAGGTGGTCTCGTTCTGGATGTGGCTTCTAACTTACAACGCAAGGACTTCACAAACATAGACATTGAAGCTGTTGATGATCCAGCATCCATTGAGGAACTCTGGAACATCTCGAAGATCGTAGAAGCGTGGGCCAAACGCCTACGCGCCCGAGCTATGGAAATGGCGCACGAAGGTGCTGAGTTCCCATCCCTTCGACTCTCATCTATGGGAGCTCCTACCAAAGTCGTAGACAACCACAAGTTCATTAAGATCGCCTCCGACATGGGTGTTGATACTGATGAGCTTTTAGACAGCGCCACATTTGCAGTAACTAAGACAGCTAAGCTTGTCGGTGAGACCGCAGACAAAGGCGAAAAAGGACAGAAGTCCGCAGAATTTCTGGACACTTGCAAAGACGCAGGTGCCCTCGAAAAACAAAAGGAGCGATTCACGCTCCGCTAAACCAAAAAACAATAAACCATATAATAATATGCCAAAAGCAAAAGAAGAAGAAATTGAAGCAGCAACAACCACAGCTGTCACTACCGTCGGACAAGAACTTACTATCGATGCCGACGATATCGATATCCCACGACTTAACGTCGTGCAGAAAATGTCCACTGGGGACTTTGATCACGGAAGTCTTATCCTAGATAAGACCCACGAGATCTTACCTCGGGAGACTAAAGGACATTGCATCATCCTCGGTGCAATTAAGAAATGGAAAGAGGACATCGACTTCGACTCGGATGAGATGCCTCGGATCGTAGGAACAAAGCAAGAGATGGAACAGCTTAAGATAGATTCAGAATATCAAATTCTAGAATTTGCCGAGCTAATTCTTATGTTTGCCCAACCAGAAGGTAATACGGATGATGATGCGTTCCCCTTCCCAATTGGTGACAACAACTACTGTATCGGAAAGATCTACGTCCAGAAGGATGCATATCGTAAGACCTATAAAAGCCTTATGACGTTTGCTGCTTTCAACCGTGGGCTACCTCTGAACAGCCGTCTATGGAACTTTGAGTCTCAGATCATGAGCAAGGGTAAATACTCATGGTATGTCCCGACCCTCAGTGTGACTAAAGAGCACGTCCCAGAAGCAGTTGCAGACTTCGCAAACTCATTCCAAGCATAGTTGTATGAGTTCCCATTTAGACGTGATCTCTGAGGAGATTGCAACCGCCAATAAAATGCTCTCAGATCTCGATGACAACATCAAAACTCTGCAAGAACATTACGCTCGCACGGTCGTTATCATTGACGCCTTCGAGAAAGCCAAAGGGCTCTTTGATATCCAAGAAGAGCTTTCACTAGAGGAGTAATCCCTAGTTTAATATACATGACCCACCCACACCCCTATGACGTCATGGGGGTGTGGGTAAATTTATGCCAAATTACAATCACGGCACACACCAAAAATATGAATAATAAAATTACTTACGCGTTAGATTTTGAGACATTTTACAGCAACGACTGTAGTATCAGAACACTCGGCCCCTTGGGCTACTTCTCACACCACGAATTTGATGCCTATATGGTCTCGGTTGTCGGCGATGATGGATACGAATTTGTTGGTCACCCCAAAGACTTCGATTGGGATATGCTAATTGACAATGTTGTCCTCGCCCACAATGCATCTTTTGATGAAACACTTTACAAGTATGGGACCACACAAGGCTGGTGGCCCGATGTCAAATACTCCGCATGGCACTGCACAGCAGATCTTGCGGCTTATGTTGGTATACCAAGGAACCTCGCTGGTGCTTCAGAATATGCACTCGGAGTTAAGCCAGACAAGTCCACCCGAGACAACATGAAAGGAAAGCTCTGGGAAAACATGACACCAGAGTTTCAGGCGGAGGTCTCCGAATATGCATTAGTAGACTCACGTCTCTGCCTACAGCTGTGGCAGAAAATAGGTGACGAGTGGCCAGAGCACGAAAGAGAAATCAGCCGTGTCAATAGGGAGGCTCTACAACGTGGCATACCCATTGATCAAGAAGAGCTCAAGATGGCACAAGAACGTGTTAAGCAATACTTGTTTGATGCGGAGGCTAACATACCATGGCTTGGTGAGAAGCCGACCCTATCGAGAAAAGCCTTCAATGAAGAATGTCGGAAGATGGGCATAGAGCCACCAGCCTCTCTAGCAAAAACAGACATTAAGGCACAGGAATGGATTAAGGAGCATGGGCAGAAGTATAAGTGGATTCAGGCGGTATCTGAGTGGCGTAGGATCAACTCCTTACTTAAGAAGTTGGAAGCTATTGATTGTGCCACGATGCCAGACGGTCGCTATTACGGAAACATAATGTATTTTGGGGCACACACTGGTCGCTTCTCAGGGGGTGGCGGTAACTTTAACCTACAGAACCTGCCCCGAAAAGAAATGTTCGGGGCCGATCTACGCAAACTAATCTGTGCCCCTGAAGGCAAGAAGCTAGTCGTAGTTGACTTGTCTCAGATTGAGGTGCGGACGCTACTGTGGTTAGCAGAGGATTGGGACATGCTTAAAACTGTTGAACAGTCTGATGACATCTACGAGGCATTTGCCATAGAATTTGACATGTGGGATCCAGCTAAAGGATCTCTCAGGGTTGAGGACCCAGACACAAGAAACTTAGTAAAAGCAATTGTATTGGGCGCTGGGTTTATGGCAGGTCCGAAAGCCTTCGCAGCAGCATATGGTTACAGTGAGGAAGATTCACAATCCGCAATTGACCTCTACCGAGCCAAGATGAAAAAAGTTGTTAAGTTATGGGACACCCTCAAGGAAAACCTAAATGGGTATCACCAGCTGGATGACAGAAACTGTGAACGAAAAGACCATGCGGAAGACTTGCCCCTCAGGCAAATTAAGTATGGTAAGCCCAAGCTAGTCAAAGGTAGGTTTGGGTATCCAGAGAACATCACTCAGATTATTAAGCACTCGCGCCGAGTTGATGTCAGGATCTGGCAGGGTTTGATAACTGAGAACTTAGCACAGGGTTTAGCCCGCGACATATTTGCTGGCATGATGGTGGCACTTGATAAGGCTGGATATAAACTCCTGTTCCACGTTCACGATGAAGTTATTTTAGAGGTTGATGACGAAAATGCTTCCGAGGCTTTGAGCGATGTGGTAAGAATAATGTCGGAGCCGCCACCGTGGATACCAAACATCCCACTGTCCGCTGAGGGTTCTGTCCTGAAACACTACGAGAAATAAGACCATGAAATATTTTTACATTGAGAATCTAAGAAGTTCCGACATCACCATTGTCAAAGATTTGTCCAAGACAAAATCAAAAGTCCCCCACCACAAAACCAAATCGGATCACCGTAAGTGGTCAGCTGAGCCGTCCACCAAGCATGTCTTTTACAATACCGTAGAAGCGGATTCTCCACGGGAGCGTGTCGGAGTTGATAACCCACCCCGCTTGATCTATGGTGTCGTAGGTGACTATGATGCAGCGGTAGACTGGAGCGCAATTGAAGATGTCCTAGAAAAGGCGGCATACACACCGACATGGATTTCACAAACACACAGTGGGTACATGCGTCTAGTATGGGAGTTTGAATCACCTGTCCCTACGTCTGATGAAATGTTCCCAGCGTTCATGAAACAGATAGCGCGAATCCTGACACTGCAAAAGCTACATGCAGGTTTTGATAGCACGTCCATGAAGTCGTCCCAGTATTTTGACTTGGGGACAAACTGGAAGCAGATTGGGGTTTCCCTACCTAAGTCTGTGACACAAACCGCAGCTATCAAAGCAGCGTCCGCACAAGCCCCCCGATCTGGTGATGTGGTTATCTCAATCGACGTCGTTGCGGCTGAGGTAGAAAGCAGATTCCCAGCTAGGTGGACCAACCCATTTGAAGTTGGGCAACGTGGACCCCTGTTCTGGATCAATGATGGCATTGAGAGGGATGGTTGTCAGGTTGTTGAAGATGGTATTGTCTGTTATTCCGACCGTGCAGGTAAAGGGTTTGTTACATGGGCTGAGATCTTTGGACGTAAATTCGTGCAAGATTATGAGCAAGAAAAAGTAGGTAGCTTGCTTGACGACTATTGGTATAACGGTAAGAGCTACTACAAGATGAGCTATGGACAAGCAGTCAGCATCAATGAGGCGCAGGTAATGCGTGAGCTCAAGAAGGCTGGTTTCTCTCAGAAGCCCAGCAAAGGCAAAAACACTTCGGAGATTGACGAGGCTATTCTAGCCATCTGCAACGTGAACCGAGTAAATGATATAGCCCCTGTCATCTTCTCCACAGATCGAATCGTGGAGTTTAACTCAAATCGTATTCTCAATACGGCTTGCCTGTGCCCCACGCAAGCGGACAGTGATGGTGACATTAGTAAGTGGCCTTTTATACACGAGTGGCTACACCAGTTGTTTGCCAATAGTGCTGATCAGCGGCCTACGGTAGAATACTTTTTTGCTTGGCTACAGCGGTTCTATATTGCCGTGATGAACCACCAGCTAACTCAAGGGCAAGCTCTATTGTTAGTGGGTCCTACCAACAAAGGGAAGTCTCTGTTGTCAAACAAAGTTATCGCTGCATTAGTCGGCGGCTTCTCTGATGCGAGTGAATACCTCAGTGGCATCAGTCAGTTCAACAAGGACCTAGCTCGAGTTGCAGCATGGGTGGTAGACGATACCACTTCGGCTGCTTCGTTCCAAGACCAGCTAAAAGCCACCGAGCTTATCAAGCGTGCTGTAGCCAACCCTCGTATGGAATACATGGCTAAGTATGCGGATGCTATGTCTGTGCCTTGGACTGGGCGAGTTATTATGTCCCTTAACGAAGACGCTAATAGCCTGTCGGTTATTCCAGCCCTCGATTCTTCTAACCGTGATAAGATTATGGCGCTGAGAATATCAGACAAGGCGACGAGTAGCTTCCCGCCAAACCACGTCTTGGAAGATATAATCGAGCAGGAACTGCCACACTTCGCTCGATGGTTACTAGACCACCAACCACATGAGGATATTATGGACGGTCCCGCTAGGTTTGGTGTAGTTAGCTTTATTGACGAGAAGATCGCTGAGGCTGCCTACGACAACTCAAGCCGCAGTAGTGTGGCTGAGCTAGTTGACTGGTTTGCCAAACAGGCAAGGAACTACACGGATGACATTGAGTGGCGTGGGACACTGACTGAGTTCCTTATCTCTACGATGGGTTTCAACGAGGGACGCGCAGTCGGTCGGAGTAACAACCCCGAGTTCGTTCGACGTGGGATGTGCACGATGGAGGAAACTACCAAGTCCAACACCAGCGTCAGACCTGTAAGGTCAGAGGGGCGCGGTGGTGGAAAGATATGGGTTATCAATCTCGAAGAGAGATTCGATATCGAGAAAGTGGGTCAGACAGTTCCTACATCAAGTTTGGCACAGACATAGACCCAGCACCTGCTGGTTGGAACTTCACTGTGGGCTTAGCAGACCCACGGTGAGCATCCATCTCCTCTTCAAGGAGGATACGGCATACACCCCAGTGGTAGTTTGCACGCTCAACATCAGCATTATCCTCAGCAATGAAACCAAGCAGCCCGTGTTTGATTGCATTGAGGTTTCCAAGATGGACAATATCCTGCACTGATTGAAGTGGGATGAACTTCCGTTTCATCAAAAGGCGCACATGTTTAGTCAAATTGGTTGGATTAGAGAGCCTGAGACGGCGATAGCGGGCAACTTGATTGCCCTCCCCCCGCGCTAGCGTCAGTATGACGCCTTTCCAGTCCTCCGAATCAGCAGCAAAGTCCACGGTTCCCACGTTGTCAGTGTCTACCGCTACAATCTTGACGTCGAAGGGGACGGTTTCAAATACAATAGATGTGATCCGAGTTGCATCTACGTTGGCACCGACCATGGCAGTAGACTCATCAAGCTGGAAGATCTCTTCGCCGAGTTACCCGTTGGTGTTCAGGTAGCTAACAATAACGCGCCCGCAATCTGGTAGTGTAGCCCCTTCCTTAAGTGGGCGTGCGTAGAGCTTGTATTGCTTGGAACGATTGAGGTCAATAATTGAGGGGGCGTAGCCATCATCCACCACACCATACAATGGGTCTGGGCCGCTGCCTACTGTGCTCGATCCTGAACCCGTTAACTTGTAATCATGCCACAGGGATCTGACAGCCGTAGTATTGTCATCAATGGTCGCTGCCATCAGGGACTCGGCACCATCAGGGAGGGAGAAGTATTGGTGATCTGTGACCACGGTATCCTCATACACCAAATCACGCCAGTAGCCCATGCTATATATCCTCGGAAGCACCATATTAAGGCTGGTGAGGAAATCAAAATCGGGGCGAACGTAGTCATTTAGAGACTGGTTAATGGCTGATAAGGTGAGGGCGGGCATAATTTTAATGGTAGCAGATTAAGGAATCAGGGTCAAGGGTTGAGGATTATCAAGGTTGTTGTGACTCGTAGTTATAAAAGTTAAAGGAACCAGAGGGTGGTAAGCCAGTAGCAGTCCATGTGGTTTGTGTTCGTTCGCCTGCAAAAAAATCGGCATCCCTGCCCTGCCAGTAGGCTGCAACAAATGGAAACCCGTCTATGGACACGGTGGTTACGTTATCAGGTTGCGCTTGTCTTTCGCGCCTGTTGCCGTAGAACGGTCCGAACTCAGCCCACCAGTTCGGATAAGGAAATAATCCACCGTCACTTTCCCAATCTCCGTCTTCTGCGAAGTTGCCATATGCAACCCCATTAGCATCAACACCTTCAACACCACTATGCATCTGGAGGGCTCCGATGGGGAATCCGTAACCAATATGGTTTGCTTCGTCGTCAACGTCCCCATCATACATCTTAACAAACGGTCCAAAATTTACTGAAGCAAATACATCACCTGGAAATGTAAATGAGTGTATTTCTCTTGAGGATTCAGCTGGGCCACAAGCTGCTCTCTGTCGAGGCTCAACCTCCTCCTCTGAATACCTCAAATATTGGAAGTAATCGTCGCCACGTTCTTCAGAGTGAATGGTAGATAACTTAAAGGGCTCCACACCCCATCCTTCTTCCCCATCAGGATACGCGACATCCGTAAAGATGAGCTCATAAGTTGTTTCTTCCGCTTCGCTTCCATCAGGATACACGGCCTCTGCGGGAATTACAACAACTTGGAGTTTAAGTATGTCGTCTGTAATTTCAACGGAAGCCAAGTTAAAAACCAAAGCAGAGGCTTGCTCTAGCGTCATGGGTTCAACATATGCGTAATTAGAGACATCCATATTCTCAATGCAGAAGGGTAAATTCTGCTGTAAGAATGATTCGGTCGGGTCAGTTATTTCTGGGACAGCGTCATCCATATCTTAAAGGGGGATAAAGGCTGGCAATGCAACACCCCTGAAGCAGGAATCATTAATGACCATGTTGCTCCTTACCAACTGCGTGACTATGTATCGGTCTGCGGGTGTCGGATCGTCTGGTAAGTCTGGGTTGTTCCGTATTAGAGCAATTGGGGTCTTAGAGTGGGTGAGGTCTTTTATATTATTTGGGTCAGCAAAAGCATCTTCAGGCAGATACCTTTTCCATACCTCCGTCTCCCCATCGTCTCTTGATGCCACTTCAAATGTTACATTTTTATCCTCAATCCCATACTGAAAATATATCACTGACTCTCCTGTAATGTCTATTCCCAGAGCGGCTAACTCAATATTTACATATTTTCCTTTTGTCACTCCTTCGTTCGTGACTCCATCCTCGGTGACAAGGGAGAGATGTGAAGGGTCATAAATCAATGTCCCTGTAGTTGATAGCACCCACTTCGGTCTTCCTGTCTCAGGAAAATCTGGGTCATTGATAATGGTTATTTTCCATGGGTGTACATCACCACTACCACCACTAAACCTTGATGGTGGGAAGTCAACTAGTGGGTCCGTTTGGTAGTAATTCGTGGGTCCTCCGCTGTAATCAGGATAGGGCATTGTATTAAACTGGTGGGTAACACGTTATTGTTTTCTGGAGGAAACCTCCTTGGAAGGGGGACACCTCGTCTGAGATTACAACATTAACCCAATTAGTTTGCTCGGTGGCTGGTATTGTCTCATTCCACACTAGGTATTCCCACTGGTCACTTGTAGTACCAGTAGTACCTGAAAACGTCTGTGCGGTGTGTAAACATGGTGGGATACTTACCCTAAACAAAGGGCACGAAAAGAAAACAGGGGTCGTCTTCAGGAAGGGTCCTACCGATGATTGTCCTGTTGGGGCTTCTTTAGACCATGTCTCAGTCACGCTAGCGCGGCAGGGCCCACTATATTCTTCCTGTATGTATGTCGGGAAATATGAGAAAACGTCGGTGCCATCTCTCTGGGACCATTTTTGGGGCGTTAGTCCCCCTAGCACGGCTGGCCATTTTTTGTTGACGGTGCTCTCATACGTAACTGCGGGCTCTGGAGTAAATACCGTCCTGTCAATTCTGTATATGACATCGGTCGCATTATTATACACCGCTGTATTTCTTACTTCCTCAGTAGGCGCTGGAGTTGAGTTGGGGGTCTTATCATATTTAGTGAATGTTTCACGAGTGAAATATGGGTTAGTCTCCTTAGATGACGTGAACTCTGCGGTGTCTGGAACAGGGGTTTCTTCGTCAATTTGGAACACCTGAATCGAAGCTCCCGTAACCTCACCCCTATAAACTGCTCTGATGCGGTTTATCTTATTTGGATCTTCAGCGACACCTGTCTGATTAAAGTAAGTTTTAACTTCCAGATGTCCCCAATCAACGGATGATATAACGGTGTAGGTATAAGTCTCGTTAGGGTCTATCTCTGTAACTTCATCAACTTGGTATACTTCGGTGGTGCCATCATTATACACCAACCTAGAATTACCCGTGCTGGTTAATGCTCCGCTAGTGGCAAACTTAGACGTAGTGGTAATCGTGGCATATATAGTAGACTCTTTGGTCTCCCCATTCTCCGCTGCTTTGAATACAAGATCTTCTACATCGACTTGGTAAATGATTGTCCCACCACCCCGATACACTACCCTTGATCTACCAATGTTTCCAGTGACGCTAGAGCTCTGGCTATATGTACTAGTTGTCGTCAGCGTGCCATATAAACGGGCTTCTTTAGTCTGACCAGCATCTTTATTAGAGGCTACTGTTGTAGTCTCATTGTCAACTTGGTAGATAACAATCCCACCTCCGCGGTAAGCCACACGTGAACTTCCTGTAGCGGATGAGATATTGCCAGAGGTTGCATATGTGCTTGTTGTAGTGATGTCGGCGAATATAGTCTGCTGTTTAGTCTGTCCAGCGTCTGTGTTAGTGGGTAACTGAGCGACCTCATTATCAATCTGGTAAAGGATAACACCACCACCTCGGTAAACTACTCGAGAGCTACCCGTGTCACCAGTGACATCACCAGACTGGGCATATGTGCTAGTTGTGGTGATCTTGGCAGCAGCTGTTTTTTGTATTGTCTCACCAGCGTCAGTATTAGTAGTGATCGTTGTCGTCTCTTCATCTACTTGGTAGATCACAACACCACCACCGCGGTAAGCTACACGTGAGCTACCAGTGTCTGTGTTGATCGTAGGAGAAAGTCTGAACTCACTTGCAGTAGATATATCGGCGAAGACAGTCTGCTGTTTGGTCTCACCAGCGTCTGTGTCGGCAGGTAACTCAGCGACCTCGTTATCTATTTGATAAATAGTTACTCCGCCGCCGCGGTAAACGACCCGAGAGCTACCAGTGTCCCCTGTGACATCACCATTCTGGGAGAAAATACTGCTAGTGGTGATAATTGCCGACGCGGTCTTCTGTATAGTTTGACCCGCGTCCGCATCTTCTTTGGCTACTACAGACTCCTCACTGACTTCATATACCTGCGTCGTACCATCATCATAGATAACCCGACTAGATCCTGTTTCAGTGAGAACGTCTCCACTGGTGCGATAAAACTTATTCGTAGTTATGGACGCGTAGATCTGCTCATTCTTCTCCTGACCTGCGGAGCCTTCTTTAATGGTGAAGGTGTCTTCGTCGCGTTGATAAATTTGTAAGGTGCCATCATCAAACACAATACGACTACGGGTGTTGTTCTGCCCTACAATGGGCTCGGTTCCCGCGGATGTGTTGGTCGTTATCTTACCATATGGTCTGGTCTCAACTTGTGATTCGTATTCAAATCCAGTGAGCTCGGCGCTACGCTGCTTCCTCTGCCACCCACGCTCATCAAATGATACTGTGTAATTACCCTCTCCGTCCTTGTCATCCTCTAGGGTGGAGGTTTCGATAATCTTATACCCGATGTTATACTGGTGTTCCTCTTGAAAGGCCCAGCCTTTCTTAGCATAAATGTCCAAGACTACACTGAAATAGCTGTCTATCTCAGGTGGGGTCTCCTGAGATATACGTCGTGTAGCATATTCATATTGACCATACTTAGAATCTGGAGTTCCTACTGCTGGTCTTGGGAACGCACCTACCTGACTACGAGGTACGATCCATGTTCGTGTTACCGTAAGCCCTCCTTCTTGTAGGCTTAGGTTACCATCCTGAGCCGCTGGGTCGGGAGTCTTAGCGTAGACATGCTCCTCAGATACATACAAAGATGAAAGGGTATCATCTTCGATAGGTCTCTGAGCTCTGTCCACAAGGAGGTATTCACCTGTGAACTTGCCACTAGGGTCTGATGGCATAGATGCACCGACCTCTGGGCTAGTGGGGTTATAGTCTTCCCGTAGTGTGACGTAACTGCGGCGTACCAATGATATACGTACACCTCCAATGTCTACAAATGATTCGGAGAAGTTATACTGGTCTTCGTTGAATCTATCTCGAGCGTAGTAATATTTATAGAAGTCTCCTATATTATCATTCGGGACTGCTGCTACAAACTTGTGATCTGTAAATTCACCGTGGGCCTCCCCAAATTCTGGGAGTGGTGATGGCTCCAACTTTTCATTTTTACGGTCTACTAACTCATAGAAGACAAAGTCATTCTGGTTGGGCGTCAGGTAAAGGAAAACTCTTCGCTCGTTAGCCTCGCCGTTCTGAACATCTGAGACGTATAACCACTCCTCAGAAACCTGCTCAACCCGTCTATGTGACCCTGTGTCTTCGTCCACATCCCAGAAACTAGACGAACTATCAAGGACTAATTCCCCAATGCTCTTGGTAGAGCCTTCTGGGACCTCGTCACGGTGGAGTAATATTGTAGTCGTGAATACGTGAGCACCTGTATTCTTATCATATGTAGTCGTCGTGATGGGCACACGCTTCAAGTAGATCCTGCGTTCAATAACGAACATTGAATCCATCTCGTCGGGGTTCCTCTTTGAGGATATGCCAACGGTCTCTCCGATACGTGACTGCTCTCTGGATATTAAAGTATACTGGTCGGATTCCTCAAATGGATCCGCGTCCACAATAGGCATTGCGGAACCTAGGGCTGGAGAATCCTCATCATATTCAGACCTTAACGTAATGTATGACCGCTCTACCTGATCATACGTACCAGACTTATGGTTAACGGTAGTGTGTTCAAAGTTGTAATCGTCTTGGTGCTCTCGCTTAGCGGCGTAGTAATAGTAATACACCTGCCCTTCGTCGTCGGCTTGGACGGCTTGGGCGAAAAAATGATTGGGGTATTTCCTAAAATCTGGGTGTGGTTCACCATACTCAGGAACCGATTCCTGAACCCTTTGCTTGTCTACTTTTTCGTAGAATAAGAAATCCTCGTTACGTGGGCTAACGAAGATGGATACGCGCTGGCGTTGGCTACTCAGAGGCATAGCCACATATTACCTGATAATCCAAGAAAACCAATACAAAATTCTATGGCTTAGCCTTTAACTCGGCTGCCAGTTTGTCAAGGGACTGGCTTAATTTACTATAAGATTCTCTGTGTTCTTGTCGGTCCGCCGTGCGAGCAGCCCTGTCTTCACTCCTAGCCTGTCTGTCTTCTTCACGTAGGAGGCGATCCTCAGACATCATATCCTTAAGGAAGACACGATGCACTTCATCACGTTCGTTTATCGTTTTTAAAAATAACTTACTGATAAAGTATAATCCACCCACTGCTACACCTAGTGGCCCGCCTTCTAATATTATAGTTGAGAAATCCATGTTACGATAAATTCATGTGCTTTTCGAGTCTAGCAACCCTCTCCTCTAAAGTCAACGACGGCTTTGTTTGCGGGGCGAAACCAAGGTATTTACACACCCCATTGGCCACTGCACGGGCCATCTTCTCCCTGTTCATCGCATCACCTATAAACTTCTCTCCCAGTGGGTTATGTATGAACTCACCTTCCATAAGAACAGCGGGACAGTTGGCTAATCTAATCACAGCAAAATTTGCTTCTTTGTCCAGATCTCCGTCTGACCAGTCGTTGCGAGCATGTTGTGAGGGGAACTCGGCTGCGTGTGCATCACCAATACAAGTCGCGAGCTTGTCTGAGTTGTTGTCACGCCGTGTTGTGAACACTTCCCACCCATTAGCAACCTCACTGTCAGCACTGTTAAAATGGTATGAAATAAATAGAGTACATTTTTGTGTGTTACATACGTCGGCTCTTTCGCTTAAGGTCAAGTAGGAGTCGTTCGTGCGGGTCATTACAACCTCTACTATTGGTTCAAGCATGAGCTTGATGCGTTCACACACGTCTAGGGCCATCTCCGATTCTTTTAAACCAGAGGGCCCTAAAGCTCCTACGTCATGGCCGCCGTGCCCAGCGTCGATACAGACTTTCACTTGCCTGAGTCGTCGATAATAATGGTTGGCTTAACGTCAATCACGAGCCCTCCTTTGGGAGAGTATGATGCGTTCACCCCATTTGCTTCAACACCCCAAGATACGGGGAGATCTGCACATGATGCGAGTGCCATGAAAGGAATAAGTAGAAGTAGGTTCTTCATTTGCTTTCAGGTTTAAAAATCCAGATAGCTGAGATTAGAGCAAGACCTGCTCCAACAATTGCGTCTGCTTGCTCTGGAGACAGGGCGAGACCTGCTAAAGCAGCGACGGTGATAAGTCCGCGCCAAGTGGACTCTTCTTTCAGGCGGTTTAGTATGTTCTTCATAATTTTAATGCTATTATATACAAGACAGTATAGATAATGATCGTGGCTCCGCAGAGCCAGATCATATCCGCTTGACTGTCCATGATTGTTTTTAGTCAATAGTTACTGAGCCATCGGCTGCAGTTGTAGTAGCTGGCTTTGCGGCTACCTTAGCCATGATGGCATCCAGATCATCTTGCTTACGTCCTGCGAGGGTCGTGTTGAAGTAGGCAATAATATCTTCGTTAAGTTGGAAGATTTCTCCAGCATCAGTCCCCAGTTCTGCCAATACCGCAGCGGGGTCTTCGCTGCTCCAAAGCAAGTCCCAGCCGTGATTCCAGCTTTGGATAAGTTGGTATGCCATTTGTGCTGTGGCACGCTTTACTTGACGGGCTGAACGCTCAGCAGGTGTGAGCACTGGTTGTGTTTGGTTTGTTAATACACTCATTGTTGTTGTTGTTGTTGTTGTTGTTGTTGTTGTTGTTGTTGTTGTGTAGGTCGCCAAAATTCAGCTCCCTTAAGTTGGGCACAAAGTTCTGCACCCAAAATATTTTCGGAATCATCCGTAACTGATTCTACCTTATTGCGTATGGAATGCAAGTCAAGACCATGCACCCTGTCATCCTCATACGTAACCTGTTGTACGTTGTCAAAATCATGATCTGGGGCTTCCATGCCAAGGAACTCCCATACTTGGGACATGGTTTCTGTTGGTCTACTGGTCAAAGCATCGAACTCTACCAACAACAAACGGTCAACTAACCCACGCTGAGCTACATCTTTAAGTCGGTTGTAAGCGAGCCCGAGCACTCCGTCCTTCGCGAGCACCTTTTCGGCACGACCTTTGATGGTTTGTGCATCAAAGTAGTCTCCGCTATCTGGTGTGTTGTGAGCCGCTTTGCGATGAAGTTTCTCCATGCTGGCCACAATTTGAGCAATGTTTCGGACAGGCACAAGAACCTTGGATGGTTTACCGAGGGCGAACTCAGCCATTTCTAGGAGGGAAGTCCACCCCCTGCCCTTATCTATAACCACAGGCTTATCAGTATCGTGGTAAGCGTGAAGCGTGGCGTGTAGCACACGTTGTAGGTTCTTGTCGTCCGCTAAATCCTTCGCTGCTTTATGTTCCAACCACTGGTTCCAGTTGTTGCAAAGCACGAACAATGTTTCGTGGCACGCACTTGTAGGTGTGGTGTGTACATCTGGGTGCTGAGCTAGGAGGTTACAGAGCAAAGTTGACCCGCTACGGGGTAACCCACAGACAAAATGTATTTCTTTCTCCATGGCCCATAGTTTAGGCTACAGGGTCGGGGGTTCAAGCTTTTTATACAACTCCCGAGGTGCATTATATATCGGCAAATCTGCGCCCAACGCCCCCATTGTAGAGATAGTCGGCAGTCGCTTGAGCCTCAGCATCGTTAGTCGGAGCCGCTTCCCAATGCCCCAGCATGGCAAATTTGCAAGGATGATGATTGGTTCCCCAATTTCTACCTAATCGCAGGGGTCTGCTTCTTGTGCAGACCGAACAGCTGTAGTTAGAATTTGTTCCTTGTGATACACCATCAACATATGCTCTCAATGTAGTGCCGTCATAACTCACAAGGTAATGCTTCCACCCATCAGCGACGTATTGCTTGGTAATTAATCTTCCTGCTTCGTTGTGTATACTAACAGCCTGATCTGTATTGCTTGTAGATCTGCCGATCATCATCATGGTGCCATTTACTGCGGTGTTTCGCCAACAAAACCACGGCGTGTATCTAGGGGCTTCAATAACAAACTTTACCCATGCACTAATTGTAACAGGCGCAGTCCCTGTGATCGTTTTGCTAAGGGAAGTTGTTGCGCTAGTAACGGTGCAACCACCTCCGTCTGGGGCTGTGTTTGATTCTATAACAGTTGTCCCCCCCACATCAACCATGTTTCTCAAGGAGTCAATGCTATTGGTGTGTGCTGAATCATCCAGATCCCAGTAATTAGTAGGAACCCCTAAAGGAAAACCACCGCCTCTTTTGCTAGTTAATGATATTGGGAACTTCAAACTCATAGCATTGGATCTGGGTATGATGTCCACTCAGCAATAGTAATACCAGCTGGTGCTTGCGATGTCTTCCATGTTGCATCATATTGAGACAGGTAATCAGCATGGACGTAAATTGTATCGGTCACTTTGTGGTAATTGAAAACCTGTCCACCAGTGAATATGCTTGCTGGGGAGTTGATGTAGTAATCCCTTACTGTGCTGTCTCCGTTGATTTTAGAAAAAGCTACGTTAGCTACACTGGTTAGAGATGTAGGCAGAAAAATGTCTCCTGCATATCGTGTGCTTTGAAACGCACTAACTCCAATAGTCTGTAAGCCCTCGCTAAAGTTGAGAGCTACATTTGTTTGTGACCCTTGGAAAAAAGCATCATTGGAAATGCTTATAATATTGGATGGTATATTTATCTCAGTGCAATCATGTTGCCTGAATGCAGCACTCCCTATACTTGTTGCATTAGTCCCTATTTGGATTGAGCTTACTGGATTAACGTAACGAGCAAAATTATTAGGAATGTTTCCAGTTGTTAGCTTGAGAACACTACCACTCGCATCAAATGCGTAAGTCCTATCTGGCACAGGTTCAAAATCGGGAAGATCTACATACCTTCTATACACTCCACCGTTATACAACAAATCAGCGTCTTCTTGTGTCATCCAGCGTTTCCAGTAAATAATCTGTGCTACATCAACGGCTGAGTTTCCTATTCTGTATATCGGTCCATTGCCTTGGTTGGCGACAGGAGTATATTCTCTGAAATTGTCATTAAAAAAGGTTTGTCCTTCTCTTGTGTCTGCGTCCCATTGATAAAGAACAAGAACCCATTGCCCTGTCCCTGTATACTTGTTGATACCAGACATGTTGTAATAACTTGTGTTGATTCGGTTTCCACCGTTGTTAAATGATACCCGACAAGAACCACTACCTCCTCCTTGCACAACATATGTGTTTACTGCATAAGCTGGTTTTCTAAGAACTAAACCAAGCGTTTGTTTTCCAGCCCCAGCATTAAAACTGCAACCAAGCGTACCAAAATAGCTGTTTTTGTTATTAGACCACTTATATGCTGTTGAAAAAGTTGGTGGTTGATTAGCGACAGTACTTCCTATTGTCCCAATGTTATTCCCAGCGAACTGACCGATAGTGCTTCCACCATCCCACCAATCGACAAGACCGTCAGTTATACTGCCACCACCTTTTTTGCCAGCTAATGATATTGGAAATTTTAACGCCATTAAACCTCGATAGCAAAGGCTTGCTCGAACAGTGAATCCAAAGTGGCATCATCTAAGCCTAAGCCCGTAGCCATTGATGTAAGAAAAGTGGAATCCCTGCGTAGTGTGTTACCGTAATAAAACACCTCTTGAGCTACGGCTTTCTCGACAGGATCAGCAATAGCTGTGATAGCAGCGTCCACAGCATCCATTAAAACGCTTTCCCCAAAAGGGGTCACTTTAGCAATAGCCCTAATACGCCATGCTGGGACTTCATACCATTCTTCTTCGGTTTCTACCTGTTCTACTTCAACCCACCCGTAACTTGTAGTGGTCAAGAGCCTAGACCAAATCTTGCCTTCAGCAGGTGTGTCGGTAGGGAAATCCTCGTCCTCAACGTATGCATAGCCCTCTGGTGTTGTGGGTGGGGGCGTGTCTCTCGATAGTGTGGTGGGTAATCCACCCACACTCTTATAGCTTATTCGTAAGGGGTTCGTCTGTGTAAGTATGTAGTTCATATTATTAAGTTACGTCGCTGATATATAGATATAGATCTGAGCCTCCTGTATCATGCTTATACCACCCCAGTGTGCCTACTCCTGTCGATGCCGTGATACTAGCGATGTCTGCAGCATCCCCCGCGAGAACTGTTTCCCCAGCGGTTAGGTTAAGGACATAGCCACCTGTAGCATCCTGTGTTATTTCTATTAAACCACTGTCACCCACACTAGCATTACTAATTGTCAAAGTAGTGGCGTCAGCTGTAAGCTGCACCGTTGCGTTAGGGCTGATGCTTGCATCAAATGAAATGGTGTTAGCACTGAAACTGGCTGCTTGGGGTGTTGTGTTCAAGTTAAGTGCTGATCTAGCACTAGCTTTATTAGCAGACTTTAGGAAGCTGTCTATGTCTGTTGATACGGTTACGTCTGGCATGATTTAATTAAGGTTGAAGGTAATAAGAAGTTCCGTCTGGCTGCTTGTACAAGCTGTTATCTGGTTGTCTGTATAGGTTACTAGGTATCACACCAACAATTTGCACCACTGTACGTGCTGCACACTTTGCGATAGATAATCCAATACCAAGCATTAGACTTGTTTGTAGGCAGTTACGGACCCTGTAGCCAATGTGAAACCAGTGATCTGCCCGTATAAGACATACCCAGCAGGGAATGTAACACCAGTGCCATCATCTCCGCTTGAGTCTAGTTCCTTCCACGTCAGTGCTGACAGGGTGGATTCCTCGATAAATGCCAAGGCACAGAAATCACCAGTCACAGCTCCTGTTGCGGGGAGTGCGATAGTGGCTCCAGATTGGCCGAATGATTGCTTTTCAATATTTGAAGTTGCCATAAGTTTATTATATCAGTAAGTAGTTTATGTGCGAGTCTAAATGTTTGTCTTAGAGTTTTGTGACAACTAGCTGACCCGACTGAACAAGGAAATTGCTAGTACCTCCCGCGTCAACGCTTTGGAAAACGGCCACTGCTGATGTTGGGCTTGTTGCGGCAATCTCAATAATACCACTTACTGTGGCACTGCCAACGGCTCCATTGTTTGGCATAGCCCTGTCGGCCACAAACCCCGTGCCTGACCAGCTTGTGCCATCGTAGTGATAAATCTCGAACTGGTATTCGCCAGCAGTGTCGGTCGTGCAGCAGATATTCGCTTCGACTCTGTAAGTACCCGCAGTCGGTATTGAGATAGCGTTGGCTGTTGTGCTTGGTGTAGTTCCAGTAGACGAGCCAACAGAAACCCAATCCACTATCGCTGGGGTAGTGTTGCATACCGTATTTGTGGCGTTCGCATTGTTATAAAGCACGCCGTAAGTAGCACCACTTAATTGTTCAATCTTGTCGTAAACTGCATTCTTTGAAGGGGCCGTGGTGTCACCGTCCCAGCTAATTCCATAAGTGGTGTCGTCTGCTCCCGCAAGATGTGTGTCGTTACCAGCATCATCTGTAAACCAAAGCTCGTTTTGTGTTGCGTTTTTAACCCAGATTTGGCCGCGACCTGCTATATCG